ATCGTGGTCTATTTGACCAAGATGTGATTGCTGCCTCTCAAAGGCCTCACATTTTCTTGAACCCCACAGAATCTGCTGGTGGAGAAATCGAACTTCCGTTCTTCACCTACCTCAATGTATTGGACATTGCAGCTCGAGATTGGAGAACTATGGGTGAAATTGTTATCCATTCTCTTCAGAATCTCAAGCATGCAAATGGTGCAGTCGGCGAAAGCATTACTGTATCTGTCTTTGCATGGGCTGAAAATGTTAAATTTTCTGTTCCCACGTCCTCAGACCCAGGTTCTGTGTTACCTTACCCACCCTCCGCCCCTTCTCGAACAAGGCTGTCTGCCAATGCCGGAACTGACGAATATGGAACGGGTCCTATTTCGAGGCCCGCTTCTGTTATTTCCAAGGTCGCCAGCTCTTTGAAGAGAGTGCCCGTGATTTCCAATTTTGCGCTTGCAACCCAAATGGGAGCGAGTGCTGTATCAAAAATTGCTTCAATTTTCGGGTACTCAGCCCCAGCGTCCATTGATGTCAAGCCGTGGGCTCCCATGGCTCGTTCGTCTTTGGCTGCAACCAATCGCGATGACGAAGTTATCAAATTATCCGTGGATTCTAAGCAGGAGCTTTCAATTGATCCTGCTGTTGGTGGACTCCATTCTCATGATGAACTCTCAATCACTTCAATTTCGACTCGAGAGTCCTTTCTTACCAGTTTCGACTGGGCAGTTGGGACTGCAGAGGAAACTTTGTTGTTCAATGCTCGTGTGGACCCTGGTCTGCATGGGATTGTTAACACAGCTCCTCTGCCCGAGATTCATCTCACAGCATCTGCGTTTGCAGTCATCCCTTTTCAATATTGGCGTGGCTCAATGCGTTTTCGCTTCCAAATTGTCGCATCCTCCTATCACAAAGGGAGGCTTAAAATTGTCTACGACCCCACGGCGGGAGCCAACAGTGTCGGATACAATACTGCGTATACAACAATTGTGGACATATCTAGTAATAAAGATTTTACGTATGATGTTGGATGGGCACAATCCACACCATGGAGAGAGCACTTTGCACCAAATGCTCCAGTGTCTTCTCAATATGGGACACTTGCTTTGCCAAGTGCTAACATTGGTAATGGAGTTCTTTCGGTATATGTCGTCAATGAACTCACAACACCAAACTCCACAACAAACAATGACATCGAGGTTAACGTATTCGTCTCAACTCTTGACGATTTTGAGGTCGCTGGCCCAACAAATACGTACCTTGATGGGCTGTATCTTAACCAGTCTCCCGTCGACCCGCCGGAGACTGCGGCTCGGCTATCTGCTTGTGCTGGACTTGATACGGAGGACGGAACGGCGCCAACGGACCCTGCGAAGG